CGGAGGTGTTCAGCACGAGGATCGTGTCCTGATTGGTCGCGCTGTTTGCGTTGGTCGGGATGTTGCCGTCGGTGATGACGTTGATGCCTGCGATGGTGCCAGCGATCGGCACGCTGTAGTCGAGTCCGTTAGCCGAACCAGCCTGCAAAACGCCTGCACCCTGAACGCCGAACAGCGTCTGATTGGTGCTGACGTATGCGAGCAAGGATGCCCAACGACGCGGGTGCATAACAATGAGATCGGGCGTCTTAAACGTCGCCGACTCTGCGGTCTGCACTGCGTTCAGGATCGCCGAGTACGCAAGCGCGCCGGTCGGTGAACCGCTCGTGTAGGTGATTGAGTTGACGTTGGTCGTCGACAAGATTCCGTAATACTCGCCACTGGAGCCAGTACCATTAATTATTAAGCTGTCCAATTTAGTGTTATACGCGCTGACCAAATCGGCCACGACGATCGACTCAGTGTTACGACCACGCGCGACGGCCTGAGCAGACACCGTCTGCTGACCGGCGATCGTGATGACCGGCACCGAGAGATCAGTCTCGGCGATGTTGGTCTCAGACACAGAAGCGTTCTGCGAAGACTGAGCGGCCGCGGTTGAGCCCGTGGTGATGAGCGGAATGGTCGCGGTCATACCTTCAGCGGGGAGTTGATGCTTGTTGGCGAGGTCGGCCAACTTGCGACCGGCGCGTGCCTTCGGCGCGTACAGGTCGACAAGGTACTGCGGCACAACGATCGCGCCGAGTGCGCTGGTGCCGATGGCGCGAGACTCCGCGCCGGGGCGCTCGATGCGCTCTTCCTGCATATGTCGCGCAAGGCGACCAGCGGCGTCAGCGTCGCCGAACGAACGACCCACAATGTCGGCGATGAATGACACATCGGCGCCGGGGTTATAGGTGCGCTCTTCTCGACCGACACGAGCGACGCCTTCGTACGCGGGCTTCGCGGCGACTGCTGCGCGGTCCATCTTGTCGAGTTCTGCGATTCGTGCGTCGATCTCGTCGACGCGGGTGTTCATGGTGCGGGTCTCCGACAGTTCTTCGTCGGTGAGATCGCGGGCTTCTGCCTCAACGGTCTCGATGACTCCACGGGCTGACGCGAGAATTGTCTCGCGCTCCGCGGATAGTGTTTCGCGCAGGCTCATGCCTAATTCCTTCCTATGCGCGTGAATGGGATACGCGGCGAGGTGGCATCGAGTGCATATCAGCGGCGCGATGTCGGCGTCGTGCGTTGTCGTGCGTATTCAATTAGCCCGCAACGATTACGCGCGGGAGACTGTGCGACGAAGTGCGTCCAGCGCGTGCGCGCGGATGTTCGGACGATCGGAATCGGTGCGCATTGGCGCGTACATCTGCGGCTCGACTCCTTGTGGCTCATCTGGAGCAAGGTCGACCGGCTGCGATTCGTTCATCATGTCGTCCGGATCTGCGATGCCGAGTGCTTCTTGTACGTCTTCGAGTGCGGAATCTGCCGCGCAGAGAAGCGCGTACGCCTGAGCAATCACGGGATCTGATTCGTCGCATTGGGACAACAACGTCTGAGCGGCGTCAATCGCGGCGTCGACTGCGCTGATCTTGTCCGATAGAACGTCGGTGTCTGTGCCGTACAACATCGGAGATCCGTCGACCGGAACTTCGAGTCCGTCGCGGGCTTCGACAAGTTCGCGATCATCGGACTTCATACCGATCGACGTCTGTTCGTACCATGGATATGTGACCGCAGAGACGTCGACAAGTTTGACTTCTGTCAATTCCCGGACGCCGTCTGGAGTGTAGTTGTCGCGGACTGCCATGAAAGCGAAACTCATCTGGTCGATGTCTCCGCGCTTGATGGCGCTGACAAGGCTTTGCACAACTGGAGACGCCATATCGAGTTCGTCGATCTCCATGCGTAGACCGACGTTATCGACGCGGAGTCGCATCGTGTCATCTGGTGATCCGCTACGTCGCGCAAGCGGGAGTCCGTCGTGGTTGATGAGAAAGCGCACGTCCGCGCCTTCTTGGAGTGTCTTGTTGAACGCCGACCGACGAACAACTTCTCCATGGGCTTCGGAATCGAAGACGGCAGCGTATCCGCTTAGACCGACTACGCCGTCTGGAGTTTCGCGAATCTCCCACAGACACGAGGCGGATCGCCTCTCGACGTTGTTCATACTGGCTCCTCTTGATTGTTCTTCGGCCCAACGCTGCGCACGCTTTGAATCGTTGACAGGCCAACCGCCCCACAATGCGTGAGCGACCATGCCCGGCGTCGGCGGGAATGTGTCCTTAGATGTTCCGTCTAGATCGACCATATGTCGCGCGAACCATGCGGCCATGTCGCGCGCCTTGTTCTCGCTAACACGTCCGTCTGCCATCTCGCGCGCATCGCGCACGGTCTTATCGGTGAGACCGTCGCCAGCGAATCCGTCCTTGTACCAACCAAGACCGCGACGCGCATTCGCGCGCAACCATTCCGGCGCATCAAGCATTAGGCGCGCTCGTCGGTTGTGGTCCCATTGGGGGAAGGTCTTCGAGTGCGCGCACTTCGTCGATAGTCATGAATCCATTAGAGAGTGCGATCTCGTAGACGTCATAACGCGCGCGAGTGTCCGCGCGAAGTAGGCCAGCGGGTCGGAACTTGACCGTCGTTCCCGCAGGCGTCAACGTGTTCAACCATTCTTCAAGACGCGACAACCACGGCGAGATCGTGAGCGACAAGAAGTCCTGCATCTTTTGCTCTCGGTTCGCGTACGTCACCGACTGGCCAGATGACGCAACGCCGATCATCGTGGGGTCCACGCCATACACTCGGCAGACCTGCTCCGCGGACCAACGTTGAGTCTCCAGAAATTGTGAGTCCGTCGGATTCACGGTGATCTGCTTGTATTCCGCGCCAGCGCCAAGCACCAACGGTTCGCGCGTATTACGCATCGACGCCATGAACCGATCCTTCAAGACGCGCGCTTGATCTTGGTTGATCTCGTTGCCGGACGTCAAGACACCAGTCGGGATCGCACCATCGCGGAAGAACTGTGTCCCGAACGCTTCCGCGGCGAGACCTTGTTGGATCGCGACTGCGGCGTATCGCATCGGAGACAATCCGATCGGCTGACCGGGAAGTGTGTACGCGGGGAGATGAACGATGTCACCGTTCGGGTAGCGATCGTGCGCGATGCCGTCGATGAGATAGACGACGCCGTCGGGATTGACGCGGGTCGTCACCTTCTCCGGATCTAATATCTCGATCTGCATCGGATATCCGAGACGATCAGTCTCGACGACGAGTCCGTAGACGTTCCCGCGAATGAGCAACGATGTCATCAACTGCTCGCGCCACGCGATTGGGGATACGTGCGCGGAAGGCGACATCAACATTGGTGGGAGTTCAACTTCGACGCCGTTGCGGAATGCGTCCAACGGAAGTCCGGAGATCGTGCGAGAGATGAGTTGAATACAGGCCCAGAACGCGGAATGCCGTAGCGCGTACTCTCGATCGACGATGCCGAGAACGCCGGACGCACGACCACCAATCGCGGCGGCGATGATGTTCTCGACGGTGACCGCGCGCTTCTCGGTCTTGAATAGGCTCATGAGTTACGACCGAGCAACCAGCCGAGACCGATCAAGCAGACACCGACCGCGAGACATCCCAACGCGGGCGCGACCAAGAATCCGGCGGCAGCGATCGCGGCGATGCCGACAATCTCCAGCGCGGTAGTGAATACAGACACGGTGCTCCCTAAGTGGTTACCAGACGTTCGCGGTCACGTCGACGTGCTTCGCCTCAGCGGAGACGTATCCCCATCTGGCGAACGACGCCGCGACAAGTGGACAGATATCAACGGACGAAGATCGTCGACCGAAGGCCCACGAATCGCCGAGTTGACGGCGGCGCGCGCCTGCGACTGCGGCGGTGAGTTGCGGTTGATCGAGATGGCGCACGGTTGCGCCTAGGACGGAGTCGTACAGAGATCCCGCGCATTGTGCAACGGCGCGAGCGGTCATGAGTTGGACCGGGATCCCCGCGGCTTCTAGATCTGGCAAGAGTGCGCCCGCGGCAGACTGAGGGTCGATGACGACCGCACGCGGCCCCCATTGTGTGCGAAGGTCCGCGAGACGTTCCACGATCCACGCGGCGTCTGGTCTGTAGTCGATCAACTCAACGTGACCGAATCCGTCGTCGCGGATTCCGAATGCGGCGATCGCTCCGAACGATCGGTCTGGAGTGACGTCGATCCCGAAGGAGACGTCGCCGGATATCTGGGACGCGGGGTCTGAGAGTGCGGACCATGCGGACAACGGCAACGCGAGATCGTCCGCATCCTTCGAACACCATTGGTTCAAGTACGCGCGCCGAAACTCATCGGACTCCATGCCAGACGCAAGCGCTGCGCGAACTGCTTCGATCGGTGTTGTGTGCCCTAGTGCTGGCATACATTCCCACCATGCGGACTCATCGTCCGGCGCGATTCCATCCGGCGCGGACCATTCGAAGAACGCGACGGTATCGGTCGCGCCGTCTTCCGCGCGTTGACGTCCGTCGTCGATCTTCCCGCGCAAGTATTGAGACGACTCCGGTGTGCCCGCGGTCGACACGATCCAGAGTTGTG